TGTTACCAGGTACTAACGTTAAAGTTATCCCAACTGTAGGTTTGGATGGTGTTAACGCTTATTACGCAGGAGCAAGTGCTTACTACATGGTTGGAATGAATTCAGAAATCATGACTGTTCGTTCAATCTACGACCCTTTTGAGGACATCGTAAAAATTCAAGCACACGTAACTTACGGATTGGGTATATTTGACCCATCATCTTTCTGCGTTTGTAAAACTGGCGCATAATCTATTTAACTTAAAAAGAAATAGAAATTATGGCAGCATGTTTTATTAGCACAGGATATACACTTGATTGTCGTACCGCTTCAACAGGTGGTTTACGTACAATGTGGTTATTAGGAGATACAGGAAGTGAAATCAGTGGTTACACAGTGACTAATGGTGAAGTTTCTGCTATCGGTGGAACTGGTACTTGGTATCAATTCCAATTACCAAAGCAATCAAGTATGTTGAGTGAAACACTTGGTATCAACACAACTTCTCAGTCGGTAACATTCCAACCTGAGATTGTGGTTAACTTACCAAAGTTACAAAACTCATTAAGAAATACCTTTGTAGAATTGGTTTCTCAGAACTCAATCTACGCATTGGTAGAAGATAACAACAACAGATACTGGTTGGTAGGTTTAGACAACGGTCTATTGGTTACTGCGGGTTCTTTGAATTCAGGTCAGGCTTACACTGATTTGAACGGAGCAACAGCAATAACAATGGCTGGAGGCGAACCAACTTCAATCAGAGAAGTGTTAGTTACTACAACGATTGCGGCAGTATTCACCGCTGGTGGATTTACTTTCCAATCGTAATAAAAACCTTGAAATTTGGGGAGGTTAAAATCTCCCCATTTTCATTAGCCGAATTATATTTATCAATATGCCAATCAGACCATATAGTCCAAACCCACACTCACCGATTAATCAACCATCTATTAATAGTATGTTGTACCCAAAAGGGTCAAAACAACCTGTTCAAGTTTGGGCGTCTGTAATGAATGTTTATAAAGCGCCTGAAACAACACCACCTGTATCACCAACACCTACGCCTTCAATTACCCCAACTATTACTTTAACTCCAAGTATTACACCGACTATTACTTTAAGTCCTACAAGTACACCAACACCAACTATTAGTTTAACACCGAGTATTACCCCTACGATTACCGTTACTCCAACAATTAGTTTATCACCTACTAATACACCAACTCCAAGTTTAACGCCTACAAGGACACCAGTAACACCTACACCAACTAATACGCCTACCAATACACAGACACCTACTATTAGTTTAACACCAAGTTTAACGCCTACAAGGACACCAGTAACACCAACCCCAACTAATACGCCTACGAATACGCAGACACCAACTATTAGTTTAACACCGAGTATCACTCCAACATCATCATTACCAGCAAGTGGTACAACTGAAGCAAATACTTATTTATCTGCTGTTGTTGCTGCTGGTGGAACAGGTATTACATCTACAGTATCTGCCGCTACAAGAACATTATTTACATCACTTGTATCTAACGGATTGTATAATAAGATTACAGCGATGTATCCATTGTTAGGTGGTAATGCTGCTGGAACAAAGTTCAACGCTAAAAACCCACTTGATACAAATGCTGCGAACCGACTAACATTTAATGGTGGTTGGAGTTATTCATCAAGTGGAGCAACACCAAATGGAGCGAACGGATATGCCAATACTTATATTTCTGGAAACACAATAGGAACAAGATATTCACAACACATGTGTTATTATGTGAATAAAGGAACTACAACATCAAATATGTTGGAAATGGGTGCGTTATATCAACCATCAGGTAATCCAGATGTTTATACTGATTTCTATGCTGATTTAATAGCATTTGGTGGAAATTATAGAGGTGGAAATATTAATTCAAGTGGTTCATTAGGTGGTGATAGTCCTTCACATACGGCTATGACTGGAAACTTTATTACATCAAGGACAACAGATACAACAAATTATATGACTAAAAATGGTAGTCAAATATTCTCATCAACAACAACAACAACAGGCTCAAATATAAGAGAATTGTTTGTAGGAGCAAGAAATGAAAATGGTGGTGGAATAGTATATTATAGTGATAGAGGAGTTGGTTTTATATCATTTGGTTCTGGTTTAACACCAGCGGAGATGACTACATATTCATCAATAATAAACACTTGGGCTACATCAATAGGCAGAAATACATATTAAAATGAAAGTAGTATTATTATCAACGGAAATAAATTTTACTTTTCCACAATTTGAATTGATTGAGGGAAACAACTGGTTTTTTAATCCAGTTAAAGATTGTAATGGAAATTGGATATTATCAGTAGAAGAGGTAGAAGCATCTATTTATCCACAACATCAGTGGTTAAAAGAATTACCTTTAATTGATTGGTGTGCTCCAATAATAACAACACAAACAACTGATTCAACACCAAATCATTTTTCTCAATATTTTGGATAATATGAAAGTCGCTATTTTAACAACAGAACAAAAAGACCAACTTGTAGGACAAGAATTTACAAGTGGATTATGCTTTTTTAATCCAATACAAAATCATAATGGTGATTGGACTATTACAGAAAAAGAAATCAATTTTACAACTAATCAAAGATTTTATTGGGTTAAAGATTTACCACTAACAGATGAGTAAGGTATTTTACAGAAAAAAGTTTAGTGATTATCTTGGTGAACAAAGAGCCATAGATGATATTATCATGTTTTTTGAACCTGACCCATCACCAACGCCATTTCCATCACCCACACCTACACCTACGGTTACCAAAACACCTACACCAACCCCTGTAACGCCTACACCGACTCCGACAATTACAAGTTCACCATTACCACCATTACCTCCTCCAGGAACTTATTCTTGGACTATTGTTGATTGTGATACATTGTCAATTGTTAGTTATATTAACAGATTTGCTAACGACTTACTTGAAGATGACGTTGTTAGATTCAGTGGAATGTGTTGGACAGTTAGTGGTTCAAGTATTCAATGGCAACCATTACACGAAACTGATGGATTTATTTATCCTGATTGCGAAACTTGTGATGAAAGTTATGTGACACCAACACCTACACCAGTCACTCCTACTCCAACACCGACAAGGACTTTAACACCAACGCCTACTGTGAGTGTTACTTTAACACCTACACCAACAAATACACAGACACCTACTCCAAGTATTACTGTAACACCATCAATCACACCTACTTTAACAAGTACACCTACAAGTACTTTAACACCTACTCCAACATCAACACCAGCAGGAGTAACTCCAACACCAACACCTACAATACCAGCGATTACAGGTTGTGTTGATAGTGATGCGGTTGTTTATTTACAAGCGGTAAGTGCTGCTGGTGGAACATTAAATCCAACAATATCCGCAGCAACCATTTCATTATTTAGTGAATTAAAAGCCTCAGGATTGTATAATGGTATGGAGTGGTTCTACCCAATGTTGGGTGCCACAGCAGGAGGTTGTGCGATAAACGCCAAATCACCAGGAACTTATAATGTTAGTTGGTTTGGAGGTATGAGTTTTGATGTTAGTGGAGCAACAGGAAATGCCACAGATGGTTATGGTAATACTAATTGGATTCCATCAAGCCACTCATCAATATTTGATAATGGAACTTTTGGATGTTATTTAGAAAAACCAAGAACAGCAGCGGCTTATGGAGCGTTAATGGCATCTGGTGAAGATAATGGTGATAGGATGATGATATTTGGTGATTTGCCATCAAATGCTGATAATATCATGGATTGGGGTAGTGATTATTCATTTGGTAGAATAAATGTACCAAACACTGCTGGAATGTTGATTGCTTCAAGTACCGCAGATACTCTTAACGCAACATACTATAATGGTTCTTTCCATCAATCAAATACTGGAATATCAAAATTAAACGCACCAACAACACCTTTCTATTTGTTTAGAAGAGAAGAAGGTCTTTATAGTAATGCTCAATTAAGTTTTGCCTTTATGTCTTCATTACTAACACAACAAAAGATTACCACATTATCAAGAATAATTAATCAATTCCAAACAAGATTAAGTAGAAATACATATAACAATACTGTTTATACAATAACAAGTTTGGGTAGTGGAACAACTATAAATGATGCTTGTGCTTCGGTAGTTCAACAAACATATTATAGTAATGTCGCTATTGGTTTTTGGACCACAGGAACAACAATCTATATGGATAGTAATTTAACTATTCCAGCATCTAATATGTTATTATCTAATTCTGCTGGTTTAGGTGGAACTATATTCACAACTGATGGTTGTGGTAATTTAACATCAATAGCAGGTTGTCCTAACCCAACCCCAACGGCTACAAGGACGCCTACACCTACAAGGACACCAACACCAGTCACTCCTACAGCAACTCCAACACCGACAATAACACCAAGTTCAGGTGGTAGTTGGACACCAGCACAAATCACAGGATTAGATGATTGGTGGACATCATCATTTGGTGTTAATTTAAGTGGTTCAAATGTTGATAGTTGGACTGGATATAATGGAAAACAATTTACACCAACAAATGCTGGTAGATATGCTTTATTTACAAGTGGTGATACGGCTTGGAATAATAATCCATCATTAACAATAAATCCAAGTGCCGCTGGTGGTGAGTGGGGTTATACAGCATCAACTAATAATACAATACAAACAAAAACACAAATGATTGTTTGTAAAAAGATTACTAGTGGTAATGAAGATGCGGTATTTGTATCATACGATAATAATTTTACATCAAGTATTCCAAGAATTGCTATATTAACAAATACACCTGATTATTGGGGTTATACATCTGATATGGGTGCTGGCACATCATATTCAACAATAAATGTAAACGATGCTAATAACACATATTTCTTTGGTAGTATGGAGTATATTATATCAGGAACACCAACAATAAATTGGTATGGCTCAAATACATCTACTTTGGGTGGTGTTAAAAAGACCGCAACAACAACATCAAGATTACAAAATACGATTGGTTTAGGAACATACTTTAACATACTTAATTCTGCTAAATTCTCTGTTGTTGAGGTTATCACAATAAATGGAGTTATTAGTGGTGGTGATTTAACTAATCTACAAAATTATATTAACTTGAAATACGGAATATGATAATACTACAGGAAGGATATAACAACGCAAACGCAACTTGTTCAAGGAATAAAAACTTGACTGGTTCTGTTTGTTATTTGTTCGGGTTCAAACACAAACTTTCACAAGAGGTTTGGAGGTTTGTACCATACAGAATACCACCAAGTGTGGGATACTCTCCTGGCTATGATTTGTTTTCAATTACAATAGACCCCAATCAACCTGAAGCATACTTGACGGGGGCAACAACCACAGGACAAACTAATGTTCACTTAATAGAAGGAGAGTATTACATTAAAGTGTGGGAACAGTCAACTGCTTTATCAGGAAATACAAATCCTGCTTTGGCATATGATGTAGTTTACGAGACAATCTGTCAAGTAAATTATTCGGCCTCAACTAACCCTATCACATACTCCGGTACTAGTGATATTTATAAGATATACGAAGGATGATTCAAGTAGACAAATTAACATTTGCGGTAGATACCCTAACCAATTTCACTGAAGTAGTGAACAGGAACAATGCGTTTGTAAGTTGGGGATTAGATAACATGTTCCCTGAAGAACTATACAGATTGTTGGACATGTCACCAATTCACAATGCTTGCGTTCGTTCAAAAGTAGATAACTGTTTTGGAGCAGGATATGTTAACGACTACAAAGTTAACTCAAAACAAACATTAAATGATATTGGAAGACAATTATACTTTGAATTAATTGTTACAGGAAATTTATTCCTTGAAATTGTTTGGAGGAAAGACCGTTCAGAAGGGATTGCCGGATTTCACATTATTCCTTCAAAATACATTAGAGTCCACAAGCCAATAGAACTTGGAGCACCAGCAACCAAGTATCTTTATTGTAGAGATTGGATGAATTGGAGAAAAGCCGGAATGGTTGAATTCTCTGAGTTTGACCCAATGAACTTTACTAATAGACAAATCGTTCATATTAGAATGTTCCAACCAGGTTACGATTACTACGGAGCACCTGACTATCTATCTACAATCAATGATATACGTTTAAACCACCAAATAACGGTCTATAACTTAGCCAATTTGATAAATGGAGCAAACCCTTCACTATGGGTACACTTCAACACTCCAGCACCTGATTCTGAAAACGAACAAACTCAAATCTTAAGGAACATTGAGAACCGTTATCAGGGTTCAGAAAACGCAGGAAGGGTGATTGTATCTTACGGAGATTCAAATGAAAAACCCGACATCACACAGATAGCATCAAACCTTCAACAAGGTTTTTATTCTGAGGTGTTTGAGTTGGTCCAAAAACAAATTTTATCAGGTCACAAAATTGTGGACGGTAGTTTGATTGGACTTCCAAATCCTGGTGGGTTCTCATCATCTGCTGACCAATTACAAGTAGCCTATCAATTATTCTTAAAGACATCAATTAACCCATTACAGACATTTATGAATCGTGAGTTAAAAGATGTGTTTGAATTAATATATCCAGGTCAAGAAATAGATTTGACCATAACCCAACAAAGTATAATCTAAGATGACTTATAATGTTTTATTTATCTCAGAACAAAAACTGAAAGATAACACTCCTATTACTGACAACGTTGACTCTTCTGAATTAAGATTTGCCATTCAACAGGCTCAAGCAATTCAAATCCAAGAAACACTTGGAACAAACCTGTATGACAAATTACAACAATTGGTTGATACTGGTGATATTAACTTAGTGGGAAATATAAGATACAAAGAATTGTTGGACAATTATGTTCAACCAACTTTAATTGCTTACTCATATTTTTTGGCGCTAGATAATTTTTGGGTGAAATTTATTAATATTGGATTGGTTCAGAACAGAAGTGAACAAGGTTCTCCTGTGGATTTGAAGACATTACAATATCTTAAAACAAACGCAAATAACCAAGCCGAGTTCCAAGATAACTTGATGAGAAGACATTTAATATTCCGTTCAGGTTGGTATCCTGAGTACAACAACGGTTCATTGAATAACGGACAATTACCACCACAGGTTAAATCTGCGTTTAACTCACAGATTACAATGCCTGGTAACTCTTACTATTGGGGTAGAAACTCTTGGAGAGGTGGTTCATTCAACGCTATGGGTCCACTATGTGCTGACTCAACCCTACCTACTTGGTATGGGAAGGCAAACAATTAAATAAAAAACCCCCTGAATTTCAGAGGGTCAGTACTTAAGCAAATGGACGTTTACTTGAGTGAGTTGATGTGTTCGTCAATTCTGAGGAAAGATTCCCCCAATTCTTTTGAATAACCATCTTGGATGTATTTCTCCATCATGGTTGCGATTTTAACAACATCGCTGAGGTTTGGTTTCTTCTCAACGAGAGTGAAGTAATCAACGACAAGTTTGACTTGTGATTGACGGATGATTTGGTTTCCTTGTGTCGTATTCTTTTCCATATTAGTATTTGTCTGCTAAGTGTTGTTCGTATGCTTGTTGTTCAGCCTCAAGTTGTCTTTGTCTGTATTCTTCGTATTGATAATCTTCATCATCTTCGTGTGTAAAATGAAATGATAAAAATTCTGTCAATGTCATTTCTTCGTAGGTTTTCTTTGTTGCTCCCATGTTATTTGATATTGATTGTTATGTATATTGTCCAAGTACCATGTTCCATATTTTTGTGAACATAACTAACATGATGTCTTAATTCTTTTAACATCTCTACTGGTACTTCCAATGATTGAACTGTCCTTTTGTTTCTTTTGAATTCTATAATTAACTTGTTTTCCATACTACAAATATAATCAAAATTTTCTGTACATCCAAATTAAAAAACAAATTTTAGTGAATATTTTGGTCCTCAGAAAATTGGTCTATGGGAAAAAAAAGTGGGAGACCATCAACTCCCACTCATGTGTTATGAAACGAGGACACCACTCCCCTGATGGTTTTAAGGTGGTTATTTGAGAAGGTCAATCTCCCAAGACATCTTGTAGTCATCGGGTTCTTCACACATGGTCTCAGCCATCTTCTCAATGGTTCTGATTGAACGCTCGGTCATCTTCTCCCAATTGTTCCAAATCCAATCCAAGATGATGTGTTTGTCATCAGAAGACAAAGATGAGTTCAACTCACAGTTCAAAGTGACATCTGCCATCCATCCCCAATGTTGGTCTTTGGTCAAGTCAAAGTCCATTGTGCGACAACGAGAACGGATTGCGTTTCTGTGAACTTTCAAGATGTTCTTGCTTCCACCTTTCTCACGAGCATCTTTCACTTCATCATCATCAGGAAGACGGAAGTTGGAAGTGAAGATGAAAATCATGTTGTCAGTTGGAACTGAGAAACCCATTCGGTCATCAGTTGAGTGGAACTGAATCGCTTGTTGTTGAAGGGGAGTCAAGTTTCCAATCTGAGACTGAAGAGACTTCTCGTAAGCGAAGATTCTCTTTCCGCTCAACACGTTCTTCATGATGTTGATGTTCTCTTCGTTCTTCAAGATTCCATCACAGTCATCAACAGACACGATGATTGTTTTGTCTTTTGGCATCTTGAACTTGATTGTCGCCAAAGAAACACCGAAGGCGAACATTGACACGGCTCCTGACAACTCAAAGAAGGGGAGGTCAAGAGTTTTCAAAGACTCGTTGACTGTGTATGTCTTTCCCAAACCAGGAGGTGAGTAGATGTAAGTGTGAGGGTAAGAAGCGGAAGGTGAAGACTTCACGGCTTTCTTGACGATGTGAGTCAAACGTTTGCGTTGTGCTTGACCTTCTTGGAGTGCGGAGTGTTGTTTGTCGTTCATCATGATACAAAGTTATGCTATTGTTTTTAATCTACCAAATCTTTTTTCAAAACTTTTGCTCTTTGTGAGCCGGTTCTTTTTGGTGTGGTCAATTTGTATTTTTTCACCAAACTGTAATATGCTTGTGGGTCTGCTTGAAAATACTCAGAAAAATTTGTCACACCATATCCGTCTTTGATGAATTGAATCTTTTCTTCAATTCTTTCATTGACATAAGCATTTTTCTTTTTTTGCTCTTCATAATCAGGATAGTTCCATCCATCAACTTTGTAAGATTCGTTCTTCAAGAGTTGTCTGAGATTTGTTTCTGAAATCTTGTATTCTTTTGACAATTGACTGATGTAAAGATTCTGATAATAAAATTTGTCTCTGATTTCTTTTGCTTCTTCAACAGTGAATTTTGAGCAAACAATTCCTCTGTTTGAAAATTGTTTTTTGTTTTCATCAGAACCTCTCCATTTTGAAAGTTTTTCAAAGTGAACAAGTTGAGCGTCACTTGCTTTTGCCGCTTTGGACATCATCAAGTTGTTGATTTCATCTTGGATTGTTTGAATGAGTTTGTTCATAGTTCAAAGGTACTGGTTGATTTTTGAATTTCCAAATGAATCCACAAGAAGTTTTTTGTTTTCCGCTGACAGCACCAAGAATTGATGAGATGTGACAATTGTAAAGTTCAGCCGCTTTTGTCGCTGATTCAAATGTTTGAATGTATTCTCCATTCAAAGAATATTGTTCAATTGGTTTGGCGTTGTGTTTCCCACCTGTGTGATAATGTTTTTCGTATTTCAAACCATGTCTGTCAAATTTCTCAGTCACAATGTTTGAACCCCCATAACCATATTCTTTGGTCACTTGAGCAATGCTCACACCTGAAAGATGACGTTGATACATTTCCATCACAGTTTCATATGGTGTTTCATTGATGGCCCAATTCTCAAGTTGTTTGTCTGAGAACTTGGCACATTTGGAATTCATCAACTGATTGATTTCATCTTGGATTGTTTGAATGAGTTTGTTCATGTTAGTTCAAATAAAGGGGGTGGTGAAAATAAAGGATGTTGTCTTTTGGTTTCTTGTCAAGGAAACACAACTGATGAAGGATTGAACCAACAACCACATCAACATCTCTTCCTGCTTTGACGCAGTCTTGAATGTGTTCCAACCTGATTGCTGGCGGAACATCTCTTCCCTCACGAGAAGCCTCCCACAACTGTTTGAATGGAACTGGCAGATGAACTTGACCCAAGAGAGGGTCAATGAAGTAAATGGTTTTGTCTTTCATACCACGAAGGTACAAATAAGATTTCACTAAACCAAATTGTGTTTGATTAAAAATTGTTCGTGGATTGTATACTCACTGTCATACTTGTATCCAATGTTCTCAAGCATCAACCTTGATTGTTCTTTCACATAATCACTTCTCTCTTGGGCCCCATTGTGATAGTGGTCCGTTCTTATACCAGATATTTCTTCAGAACATTTTATACAATGTAATTTATATTCACCAACCTTATTGGTTTCAAATTCAGAGTGATGAATATATTCTTGCTCACGAGAACACCAAACATATTCATCGTCATCCATGTAGATGACCTTGTTAAATTTCTTTCCCATCTTATTTAATATTATGACGCAGGTTAAACTGAATGTGTATAGGTGGAGTATCTACCCCAAATTTATATCCAAGTGTCTCTAATAGTCTCTGTGCTCCTTGAAAGTCCTCATCTGATAGTGGGTCCAACTTCATGTAGTCCATTGAGCCATCATCATCTTTATCTTTCTTGGTATAATGTATTCTACACTTGGTATCAATCTTGAAAGGTCCTGTCTTTGATTTATAGAATTGGTCCTCATTTAGATAATCTCCACAGATTCTACAGAAGTATACCCATCCTGTCTCAGTTAACATTCTTCTTTTAAGGTTGTATTCAATTTGTTCTTTGCCCATAATCTAATAAATATATTCAAAAAAAAATTAAGACATGCTTTACTGAATCAATTTTAATTATTATAATTTGTTTGTTATGTCTGAAATGGTATAACTCACTTGTCTATAATTCAGGGACTTATAAAAGACAACATCAAAGATTCAAGATGTAAAGGTGGTAAGGTTCTAGATGTTTTAAGTGTCTCTAGCAGCACTAGCATCTAGAAGGGACTTATCACTTTCATAAATCTTCAAGTAGTTAAAAGCAGACCAGCAGATAACCAGAATAATTAATACTATGAACGCAGAAGAATTAATAGGAATACTATTTCAATCAAGAGATATAGCACACTTAACTCATTTAAGAACCAGTAGTTTCGCAGAACACAAAGCATTAAATAAGTACTATGATAAAATACTTG